GAATTTGACGGATTGGTAACTCTAGCTTTAGATGATTCTGATGTTATTGACGTTGCTAACCATGCAGCAGTTGATGCTTCTAACGTAATTAATAAATTAGGTTCTATTGTAGATGCTATCCCTGCAACCCTTTTTGGGTCAGAGAGCTTGAAAATATACGCTTCTCAAAACATCATTAAGGCTTATGTTAGAGCTTTAGGTGGATTCGCTACAGGTGGTCAAGGCGCTGCAGGTACAGATTCAAAAGGGACGCAATGGTTCAACGGACAAGAGCTTTTCTTCGACGGTATTCCTGTTGTTTTAGCTAACGGTTTGTCTTCTGATATCGCTATGGCTGCTGAGTCTACAAACTTATTCTTCGGAACAGGTCTAATGTCTGACCTTAACGAAACTAAGTTTATCGACATGGCTGACATTGACGGAAGCCAAAACTGTAGAGTAATCATGAGATTGCAAGCAGGTGTTCAGTACGCTATCGGTTCAGAGATTGTTCTTTACCACGCTTAAGAATATTTATAAGGGGATGGAAAGTCTGTCCCCTTTAACCTTTTAAATTATTAAATTATGTCATGTGATATTATAGCAGGAAGAGGCGAGGCTTGTAAATCAGCCACTTCAGGAATTATTGCTGTTTATATGATGAATTTCGATGACTTAGATGTACCTGCAAACACTACGTTTGGTTCAACTAATGATTCTGATGTTATCACAGCTATAGCAGGAGGTTCTACTGACTTGTTTAAATTTGCTCTAAAAGGAAACAATAGTCTAGAAACAAATATAGTAACTTCTAGAGAGAATGGTACTACATACTTTGAGACTATGTTAAACATTGAGCTTAAGAGACAAGACGCAACAACAACTAAAAACGTTAAATTGATGGCTTATGGTCGTCCAAGAATTATCGTTCACACAAGAGGAGACCAATGGTTCATGTGTGGATTCGACCAAGGAATGGACATAGACTCAGGTTCTATCAGTTCAGGTTCGGCTTTGGGAGATTTTAACGGCTACAAATTGAGCTTTAAGGGCGAAGAAGAGGTAGCACCCCAATTCATTGACTGTACTACTGAAGCAGAGTTAGTTACTCTAATGGGAGGTAGTGTAGTTATAAACTAGTTTCATTTTCATATACTTGTTTTAGGGGATGGCTTAGGCTGTCCCTTTTTTTTTGCTTGAACATTTGCCTCAAATATTAGTCTTATTATTATATGATAATCTTAAAGAACGATACTAATCCACAAACTTTTAAATTTATACCTCGTAAATCCTACGACAGTATGTTTATTAGAGATGAAATAACTAATACTGAATCTCAAGTTACAATAGATTTAGCAGGTACTAATGATTATTATCATGAGATTACAGCAACTTTCTCTCTAGTAGAGGATAGATTCTATAATCTAACATTAAAACAAGGCTCAGAAGTAGTTTATAAGGATAGAATATTCTGCACAAATCAGGTTATATCAGAATATAGTATAAACAAAGACGAGTATACGGAAAATAACAGTACAAATGATTTTATAATTTATGAGTAATAACGTACATATTTTAAACCTAGCAGCTTATGAAGCTCCTGAGGTAATAGAAACAAAGAAAGACGATTGGGTTACTTACGGAGATTCTAATTCTTACTATGATTTTTTAATAAATTCTTATAAGAACTCTGCTACAAATAACGCAATTATTAACAACGTAGCTAGACTAGTATACGGAAAAGGATTATGCGCCTTAGATGCCTCTAAAAAGGCTAATGAGTACGCACAAATGATGATGTTGTTTGCTCCTGAAGATTTAAAGAAAGTTATTCTAGATTACAAAATGTTAGGTCAGGGTGCTTTTCAGATTCATTATGATAAAGGACATAAGAAAATCATTAAGGCTATGCATATTCCTGTGCAGTTGTTAGCTAGTGAAAAATGCGACGAATACGGAAATATTAACGCATATTATTACTCTGATAATTGGGAGGATACTAGGAAATATATACCTAAAAGAATCCCTGCTTTTGGAACATCTAGAGAAAAAGTAGAAGTATTATGCTTTAAAAACTATACTCCATCTATGAAATATTACGGAGTAGTTGACTATCAGGGCTGTTTGCCATATTGTACTCTAGAAGAAGAGATAGCAGATTACTTAATAAATGAGGTACAGACAGGGTTCTCTGCTAGAACTATTGTTAACATGAACTCAGGTATTCCAACGGAAGAACAACAGCAATTGATTAGTAATAAGATTATTGATAAATTGACAGGCTCAAAAGGTCAAAAGGTTATCGTTGCATTTAACGCTGATGAGACTAACAAGACTACTGTTGAATCATTACCTTTAGATGATGCTCCTGACCATTACGAATTTTTGTCAGGTGAATGTTTAAGAAAGATAATGTTAGGACACCAAATTACGTCCCCTTTATTATTTGGAATAGCTAATTCTAACGGATTCTCAAGTAATGCAGACGAATTAAAGAACTCTAGTGTACTTTATTCAAATATGGTAATTAAACCAATGCAAGAGAAAATAATAGACGTTCTAGACCAAATATTAGCACATAATGGTATAGCTTTAAAACTATATTTTAAGACATTACAGCCTCTAGAATTTACTGACCATGATAAAATAGAAGATGAAGAGGTAAAAGAAGAGGAAACAGGATATAGTTTTTCTAAAGATGGAGATTCTAAAGAGTATAATTTAGACGACATGATAGCTGAAATAGGACAGGATGCACCTGATAATTGGTTATTAGTTGATAAATCAGAGGTAGATTATGACAATGAAGAGCATTTAGACGCTGTTATAGAGAAGATTAATGCTCCTAAATCCCTTTTATCTAAAGCTTATGAGTTTGTATCTACAGGAATAGCTAGAAGTAACGCTAAATCAAAGCAGGATATCACAGTAGATGGTATTAAATTCTTTACTAGATACCGTTATGCAGGTACTCCTGCTAACTCTAAAACTAGAGATTTTTGTAGAAAGATGCTTTCTGCTGATAAGATTTACAGAAAAGAAGATATCATGCAGATGAGAAACAAGCCTGTTAATAAAGGATGGGGACCTAAAGGTGCTGATACTTATTCAATATGGCTCTACAAAGGAGGAGGTTCATGTCGTCACTTTTGGCAAAGAGAAGTTTATGTGCAGTTTGAGGACGCAGGATTAAACATCAAAGACCCTAGAAACAAACCTAAAGCTACTGATGCATCTATAAAAGCATTAGAGAAATACGGTTACTATACTAACAAAGGTAAAATGATGAACGGAGACCAAGTTAGTCAGAAACCTAGAACAATGAAGAATAGAGGTTTTTTAGAACCTAAAAACTTTACAACACCAATTTAAAACAATGGCTACAGCTTTAATAATTTCGCAAAAAGATATAAAACGATTTACTGCTATGAATGGTTCGATAGATTCTGACCTTTTCCTACAGTATATACTTATCGCACAAGAAATACATATTCAAAACTATCTAGGAACTAACCTACTAGAGAAAATTCAGGACGATATAATAGCAGGAACTTTAACAGGTAACTATTTAAACCTAGTAACAAAATTTGTAAAACCCATGCTAATCCATTATGCCATGGCTGAATATCTTTCTTTTGCAGGATATACAATTAGCAATAAAGGAGTATACAAACACAGTTCAGAGAATGCAGAAACTGCTTCTAGTCAAGATATAAAAGAGCTTATTTCAGCAGAAACTAGAATAGCTGAACATTATACACAAAGATTTATTGATTTTATGTGTACTAATAGCTCAGATTATCCTGAATACAATTCTAACACTAGTGAAGATATGAATAGTTCTACTGATTTGAATTTATCAAATTGGTATATATGAAGCAAAATAAACCAAAACAAAAGAACGTAATTAAATTACAAAAATATTTAAGGAAAAATGGCAGAAGTAAAAATATCACAGTTAACAGCAAAGGGTAGTAATTTAGCCTCTACTGACTTAATTATGATTTCTGAGGTATCAGGGTCAGGTTATGTAAGTAAATACGTTACAGGAGCTGAAATAAGCTCAGGAGGAGGTACTTCTACTGAAATAGATATAGATACTAAAACCTCTTCTTATACTTTAGTACTAGCAGATGCTAATAAATTAATAGAATTAAATTCATCTTCAGGTGTTACTCTAGGAGTTCCAATTAATGCAACAGATGCATTTCCTATAGGTACTCAAATTTTAGTTTCTCAGCTAGGCTCAGGACAGGTGACTATAAATCCTATATCAGGGGTTACTCTATACTCTAACGGAGGTAAATTAAAGATTTCAGGTCAGTACGGATTGTGTACTCTTATAAAAAGAGATACAGATGAATGGTATGTTTCAGGAGATTTAACAACTTAATTATGTGGTTAGCAACTCATGGAATAATAGCTTCTAGTTCTCAAGTAGCACCTCCTGCTTTTTCGAATAATTTCTCTATGGAATTTGACGGAGTAGATGACCACGTTACAATGGGTAATGTTTTAGATTTTAATAAAAGCAATTCTTTTAGTTTTAGTTGTTGGATAAAAAGATCATCGACAAACACAGAAGAAGCAATATTAAGTAAGATTAATCACACAAGCACATTTAGAGGTTATGAGATAAGTTTTATATCTAATAATACTTTTAGATTATTACTTATAAATAGTGGTTCAAGTACTCAGTTAATTAGAAGGCATTCATCAACCGCAATAACTGATACAAATTGGCATCATATAGTAGCCACATATGACGGCTCTGCAAGCACTTCAGGAATTAATTTATATTTAGACGGTAATCTTAATAACGGCACAGCAACGGGAACAATATCAGGTGACATTGATAATAGTTTTCCTTTTTGCATTGGTTCAAGGAATCAATCATCTGCTTTTTATAGTGGTTTAGTAGACGAGGTTAGCGTTTTCAATTCAGAGTTAAGCTCAAGTGATGTAACAGCTATTTATAACTCAGGTACTCCTGCATCACTTTCAAGTTATTCAAGTTTAGTATCTTGGTGGAGATTCGAAGAGGGAAGTGGAACTACTGCTAACGACTCAGGAAGTGGAGGTAACGATGGAACAATAACCAACGGAGCAACATATTCAACAGATAAACCATAATAAAATGAATTACGCAATAATAGATATACTAGACAAAAATAAAATAGACTTCTCAGAGATATTTCAAACATCAGAAGAGACACTAAGAGAATCAATAGATGGAACTGAATTTGTAGTCAAATACGATTTAACGCCATCTTTTATCTCAAATGATAGTGTAGTACCAAATCAGGAATTAACTCACGCAGAAGCCTTAGAATTGATGTCTACCGAAGTATGGACAAATGAAACATTAATAGAATTATAAACTTTTTAAACTTTTTACACAATGGCGAACAGTATCGGATGGGGTTCAGGAGGAGTTAATAGTATCGGATGGGGTCTTGGTGCAGGAGGTGGAGGAAATGTGGATTCCTCTTCTGACGATATACAAGGTTACTATGGTTTACTATCTAGCTTTTACTTCGGAGGCTCAGCTACTACAACAACTATTACAACTGAAAATGTAAACCAATGGATAGACGTAGAACTATCTATAGACGATAATGGAACTTTTGATAATAGACCTGTTTCTATGTCAGATGCACAAACTAATGGACATTCAGGAGCAGGAGATGCAGATTCCCCTATAGTATTTAATCTAGAGGGATTAACGCAAACATCATTTGCCAACTTTAGAGCATCCATGTCTTTTGTACCCGATGAAGATGAGGGACAGTTAGAGTCTAGATTATTATTTAACAGACATACAGGGACAAGTCCTAGCGATGACTTTTCTATAGAAGAGGTTTCTTTATCTATGCAAAATGGAGCAGATATACATTACGTTTCTGAACCTATGTTGTCATTCTTTATAGGGGATACTATAGACACTAATGGAGCAGGAGATGCAGGAAAATGTAGATTTCAGATTAAGTCTAACGTAGCAGGAACTATATATCTTAGAGCATTAACTTGGTATATTAACAAATAATATTATTTTAAAAATGGCAAACAAAATCAAAATATACGGAGATATAGAATCAGCTTCTATATTCTTTATTAACTCAACAGTAGACCCTAAAGCTATGGGTACTATTATAGCTTCCATAAAGACGGATGAGCCTGATAGAATCGTAGTTCAAAGAAACGATAGGTTTGAGTCGGACGGAATTACTTTTAGAACACTATTTAGAAGATTAAATCCTAATAGAGTTTCTAATAGAGCAGGAGAAGAGTTAGTTGCTCAGTTAGGATATAACATTCAAGCTGTTGTAGATTATATAAATGAACAAGCTAATCTATCAGCAGGTACATCAGGAGGAGATGGTACAGGTACAGATTTAACAGGTCTTTCTATGGCTTTTAAATTAGACGCTACTTCTACTTCTATAATGCTTTCTAACGGTCAATCTTTCGGTGTTAACACTATTAAAGCAATTGCAGGAGAAGACGGGTTAATTCAAATTAAATCAATTTTAGGCGATTTAACGCACTTTACAAGCTTAGACCATACTCAAGTAACAGGACACGATGGAAACGCTGTTACAGGCGGTTTAAATGACGTTGTGAACTATTTAAATGAGTTGTTTACTGTTGGAGCATTTGAGCAGGTAGTAATATCTGACCCTTATTCTACTATGGTAGCAGATGTAGACGGTGTAGACGATGCAGGTTCTTTAGTAGGTTCAGCAGTTATAGACCCTATAGGAAATGATGCAGGAGGAAATACAACTACTCACAATAATAATGCAGGTTATTTATCTTCTGAGGTAATAAACCAAGCAGGAGAGTATTTCACTTTTGACATTAGAGGAGAGGGACAAATCGGTTTTGGTTTAGTTCATACTGAAGACTCTTATAACAATGGTTTTTATTCAGGAAGTTCTATTTATGCAGACCCTGAATCTTTTTGTAATGGTGTTAACTCAGCTCATTTCGGTTATCAATTTGCACACTTTTTTCATCCAACCCCTAATGGTTCTTGGACTAACTATGGAGCAAATACAGCTTATTCTATGCGTTCAGGATGGTCTAACTTTCCTGATAGACAAAATTGGATAGATGGAAACCCTGTTAAAATTAGAGTAGGTTTAGATGAAAACGGATATATTTCTATAGATTCTTATGACCCTACTACCTCTTTATTTGTACCTCATTCTAGAACTTCTTATGTAATTCCTGAGGGTGCATCTTTTAGGTTAGGTATTAAGTTTTCTAATCCATCAGCTAGACTATACAGTATACCTAAAGTACATTTGTTAGAAGAGGAAGCTCCTGTTATGCAGTTTAGATTTATTGAGAGTCCTGACGGTGTTTATCATTACCCTTTATTTGCAACAGCAGAAGAGGCAGAATATTATGATAAAATTGTTAACGGAGTAGAAACAGGTTCTAGCCATACGCATACTTATGCAGATGACCCTACAGGGACTACTTGGTACATGCCTGAAGCATCACATGACGCTTCCACTTATACTCACAGCGATAGACCTGTAGATTTAACATTATTTAATGGAAATCCTGTAACATATACAGAGGTAACAAGTCTAACTAACTCAGACTTAGCTCCTCCTTTATTTACTCAAGCAGATTTAACTTACCAAGAGGGTACAGTTTTAAATTTACAAGTTGCTCCTGCGGGTGCTTCTTGGTCTACTTCTGCTAGTATATCTCCACTAGGAAGTGGTTTAGTATTTGACGGTGGCTCAATGTTTCAAGGTACATTGTCAGATGTTGCTTCTGACACTGATTACACAGTTACAGTAACTAGAGGTAACTCTTACGGTTCTACTACAGGACAATTTACTTTAACAGTTACTAATGTAGCACCTCCACAAACTAATGATACTCCTTGGACTAAAGCTTTAGATTTTAGTGGTTCTAATGAACATGCTAAACAAGTAGGAACAAATACAAATTATACTCCCATAGGTATGGATGGATTATCTGCAACAGCATCTGCTCCTACAGTATCAGGAAATACAAGTGGTAATGTTTACTCTAGACCTTGGGCATCTGCTATAGTATTTAAAGTAGATAGACATAGTTCTAATCAACATATTTGGAATCAAGGAGACGGCTCAGGTGCTAGTGATGACAATGTTTATTTAAGGCTTTCAGCTAGTGGTAAATTATACTTTGGTTGGGGTAGAGGATCTTCGAATAACGAATGCGAACTATACGACATTGCATATAATCAGGTGGCTGTTTGGTTTGGAGTTTATATAGCTCACAATGGAACTAGACTCTCAGGAAGTGATGCTACTGCTAGTAATTTAGCCCAAGCATTCGATATTAGATTAATGAGT